TAACCTTGTCTTCCCGTAATTGATTCAGAGTGTAAACGAACCCATTCCATAATTGCTTGTGAAGCAGATGGTCCAATTGGGTCACGGAAAGTTACGTCTATTGATTCCCAAGTAAAACGACCAATAACCCATGTAGATGTATTAAGGAAAGGTATTTCTACTTCATTTTGTGTTATTGAAGGTCTAGAGGCAGATGATAACCACCATTGTTGAATCCCTAAATCTGAAGGGAATGTAATTAACCAACGATTTTTCTTTTTTGGTTCATAAGGTAATGGCATTTTCATTAATAAGTCACCCATGGTATAAAATTTTAATTTTTTGTATTATTTTATTCGTTTTAAAGATAAATATTAGTATCTTTGTTTATAAATATCTATAAATGAAAAATAAACTTGATTATTATGAATTTTTTTTAACTGATAATAAATCTGGGTGGAAAACATGTGAAAATAAATTAAAGAATAGATTTAATGATTTATATAATATGATTATTGATTATTCTGATAAACACAATTTGAACGGTTATACATTTAAAGAAAAAGTTTGGTTTTTCATCAATAACGAAACTTCACATCCAAAATGTTTAGAATGTGGTAAACATTTAAAATTTGGTAAATCATTAAATAATGGTTACGGCAAATATTGTTCAATGAAATGTACAAATAAAAATAACGAACATAAAGAAAACGTGAAAAAAACTAATAATGTTAAATATGGTGGAAGTTCACCGTTTTCATCTGATGAGGTCAAAACAAAGAGAATAAAAACAAATATCGAAAGATATGGTGTTGATAACGTTATGAAGTTAGATAGGGTTAAACAAATTTTCAAAGAAGGTTCAATTAAAAAATATGGTACTGAATATCCATCACAATCAAAACAAGTTAAACTTAGAATTGAAAATAAAGATAGATATTCTAACATAAAAATAATTAGTAATGATTTTGGTGTTTATAATATTAAATGTGAAACATGTGATAATATAAGTGAATTCAATAATAATGAGATAAATTATAGACTTAGAAACAAAATACCCATTTGTAAAACATGTGCTAAGTTAAATAGTAATTTAAGTTACCCAGAAACTGAAATATTTAATTTTTTAGAATCGTTAAATGTTAACCCTACTAAAAATAACAGAACCATATTAAATGGTAAAGAATTGGATATATACATACCCTCACATAATTTAGCTATTGAATTTGATGGTTTATATTGGCATTCTGAGTTATATAAAGATAATGATTATCATTTAAAAAAGACTGAACTGTGTGAATCTTTAGGTATTAAATTAATACATGTATTTGAAGATGAATGGTTATATAAACAAAACATTGTTAAATCTAGACTATCAAACATACTAGGATTAACACCTATCAAGATATACGGTAGAAAATGTGTTATTAAAGAAGTATCACCTAAAGACTCTAAACTATTCTTAGACAATAACCATATACAAGGTAATGTTAATTCTAAAATAAAATTAGGTTTGTACTATAATGATGAATTGGTATCTTTGATGACGTTTGGTTTATTAAGAAAATCAATGGGCGGAACCAATATTAATGGTACGTATGAATTATTTAGATTCTGCAATAAATTAGACACAACGGTTATTGGTGGTGCTGATAAATTACTTAAACACTTCATAAATACACATAACCCCATAGAAATAATCAGCTATGCGGATAAAAGATGGAGTCAAGGTGGGTTATACGATAAACTAGGGTTTGAGTTTGTTCATAATTCAAAACCTAACTATTGGTATATATTAGGTACACAAAGAGAATATAGGTTTAAATATAGAAAAGATATATTAATCAAAGAAGGATTTGACCCAATAAAAACAGAACGTGAAATTATGTTAGATAGGGCTATATATAGGATATATGACTGTGGTAATATGGTTTATAGTAAAAAAATTAAAATATGAAAAAATTAGATATAACACAAAAACAACTTTTATCACAATATAACGAATCTTTGGATAAACTATTAGATGAATGTGATTGGATAACCTATATTACTGGTGAAATGATATGTGGGTTAGTTAAATCAATTCTAATTAAAAATAACATAGAGCATAAGCTTTCTAGTGAAGAACTATTTGTATTGTATGATAATAAATGTAGTTCATTAAACCTAAAAAAAGGTGAATGGAATGAAAAATATGGTATTCCAGAGATTATTAATTTTATTTATGAAATATTGGAAGAAAACAATAATTAATTCTTAGATGACTTATCTAAATCATTAAGATTTGTTAACGCATCTAACCCTAACATGTCTTTTAAGCCATTTTTAGTAGCCAAAGCATTATAATCATCAATGATTTTTTGCGCATCTTTAGCAATCTTAGAACTAGGTTCTTTCATACCTTTTTCTTCTAACGAATCAACTAGCGCTTTTAGTTTTCCTTTGTCTTCCAATGTTGTTTTTATCTTTAAAATGGTATCTTTATCTTCCAAAGCTTTATCACCATCGATTTTGTTTCTACCACTCAAAGGTACGCCAATCATTTTAGAGAATCCCATAAGAACATTTTCATTTAATTGTGACTTGTTAGAACGTTCTTGTTGTTCTCTTATCAAAATAGCGTTATATTGCTCCGTAGTTATCTTTAATTTCATCTTATGTGTTTAAATATAAATATCTACATAAACAAAAAAAAACCTCGTTAGACGAAGTCTTTTGATGTTTAATATATGTTTTTTTAAATGTTGGTTAAAGACTCACCAGTGTTCATGATTACGAACTCAAATTTCATGGTACCACAATCCCATATTCTATCATAACCTTTTAGTTTCATTATTTCAAACTCTGTTAAATTACAATCAAACCCTTCTTTAATCAATATATCTTTTCTGTAATTAAATCTATGAAATCTATGGTTATATTCACCAACTTTAAGATACCAATAATTTGGTGGTGTTCTATTGATATATGTGAACCCATTTTTAGCATAAACATTATTTATTTCATCCAAACCAGACCATCTAATATCTGCATATGTTGTTAATTTAATAGGGTTGTGTGTTTTTATAAAAAACTTAAGTAATTTAGAAAACCCACCAACTACACTAGTGTTTAATTTATTAGAAAATCTAACTAACTCCCAATTACCTTCAAGTTTAGAATTACCTAAAACTTTTCTTAACCCACCAAATGTCATTAAACTAACTAATTCATCGTTATAATATAACCCTAATCTAATTTTATCTATTGAATCACCTTGTATATGGTTTTTATTTAAAAACTCTGTGGCTTCTTTTTTTAAAACTTTTTTTATTTTACATTTTCTAGCAAATATTTTATTTGTATTTAAATTTAATAAATTAGATAATCTAGATAATACAATATCTTTCTTATAAAGTAATTCATCTTCAAATATATGTATTAATTTTATACCTTTGTTATAAGCCAAATTAGTTTTATTTAAATGATATTTTTTGTCTTTTTCACCACCTATTTCACTATGATAATAATTACCATTAATTTCAATACCTAAATTAATATTTGATACTAATAAATCAATTTCTTTACCATCAAGTATTTTTCTGTTATTGTCTAAATGTTGTATATTATTATCATTTAAAAAATCTTTTATATACTCTTCTAATTTAGAATTTTTAACTAATGGAAAACACTTCCTACATATAGGTATTTTACCAGAACCCATTACAGTACTAGTGAATATATTATCACATTTTAAACATTTAAAATTATAAGATAAAGACGTATTATTATTTTTATTAACTGAATATTCATCTAATAATTTCAAATTATTATCTTCTAATTTTGGTATTAATGTATCTAAATGATTTCTCTTTATTGTTTCTTTTAGATTTTTAACAAATGATTCATATTTCATTGGGTTATCAACACCATATTTATTAATCATTAAATTTTTATATTCAGTTTTAAATATTTCTTTTTTAAATATGGAATCAACACCATGATTATTTAAAACTACTTTTTTACCAGCCTCTAATCTTTTAAATTTATTTTCATCAATTGCGTTCCACTTTTTTCTACATTCATCAGAACACATTTTTTTATTTGCTTTTTTTTTAACTTCAAATTCTTCTTCGCATATAATACATTTTCTAATTTCTCTTAAAGTTAAGTCAACTTTTCTACCTATTACCTTATTTTTCTTAGCATAATCAAAGTAACAAGCTCTACAACAAAACTTTTTATCTCTATGTTTAAATTCTGCTTGAAAATTATTTTCACAATTAATACATTTTAATTCTATCTTCATGGTATTATATTTTTAACAACAACTAACGCTCACCTATTTATAAATATCTACAAATATACTATAAAATAAAAAAGGATACAAATTAATTTGCATCCTTTTTTATTATTTATATGTGTATGTGTGTTATATGTTAGTAAACGAAGCCCCAGTATTCATTATTACAAAATCAACTTGAATAAATTCTAAAGCTCTGGTTGGTTGTAAGAAGATTTGACCAGTTAATTGGTTGTTATCAAAATCTTCTGGGCTACTTGACACAACAACTCTAAAGTCTGTTAAACCTCTTTGACTTCTAATGTTGTCTAAGATTGGGTTAACTTGGCTTAAGAATTGATTTCTTACGATTGTATCATTTTGTTCGAATAACAATCTAATACCAACAGCAGAAACTAGTTTTCTAGCTTGTAATAATAAACGTCTAACGTTGATTCTATTAAGAGCTGTTTCTTTAACTTGAAGAGTTTTATTACCCCATATTTTGATACCATCAGATACAAAAGTAGCAATTGGATTTATACGGTTTTCATAAAGCAAATCTCTTCCAGCAAGTGTTAATTTAGCTCTTGCTTGGATAGCGTCAACATCACCTCTATTAACCCCAGCAGTAGCAAACCATGGGTAAGAAATATTATCAGTCAATGCTATA